TATGTCTCTAAAACTGTCTAAACCAATTCCGTATAAAGGAGCTGATTCACCACCACTTGCTCCTGATCCTGTGTCACCCTGTTGAGCTAAAACTAAATTGTCTAAATTATTATTGTCATCACTGCCACCACCGCCACTACCAGTATTTGTTGGAGGAATTCCTCCATATGAAACAGCAGCTTCGTTAGTTGTTCCTGGAGGTTGATTTGGACCCCCTCCAAAAGGAGACCCAAAATCTTCACCCCCACCATAACTTCCTATTGCTGGAGTGTTTGATTTTGCTATGTATCGTTCTCTAGCGTCAACCATTAAGCACCCGGCAATATTATTGCTTTAAGGACAATTAAAACAACTATGGCAACGATACCGGCTTTAATCCAGTCTTTCATTCCCCAGTCATTCCACTCTTTCAAGTGTGCCCAAACATCTTTCAATAACTTCATATTTCCTCCTATGTTTGATTATTTACCTCGTCTTTGATAACGTATTTTTTTACCTATATCAAAATCACCTCGTAACATTTTTTTACTTGCTGCTCTTCCAGCCGCCATTTTACCCCTAATTGTTCTCATTTTTTCTCCAGGTGTATTAGGCTTTCCTTTATCTTTTTTAGCTGCTTCTTTACTTTTATGAAAAGTGGTTGTGTATATATCTCTTTGTTTTGCTCCAGGTTTCATTCTTTTCATTAATCCTGGGTCACGTTTATCAGCTGGTCCACCTTTTTTCATTGCTTTTCTTTTTGCGGGTTTTTTTTGTTTTGGTGCATATTTACCCAAAATCTTCTTATATTCATCTGACGTCATTCTTTTTCGTGGTTTTGGAGGATCTACGTGTGGACTTGGTTTTCCTGTTCTTGATTTGCTTAAAATTCTATTTAGTGGGTTCGGTTGTCCTTTTTTTCCAGCTTTTGCAATTGCACGCTCACGCGCAGTGCTGTGTGATCTTCCTGGCGGTCTTAATAATTCTTTCATTTTTCTTATTTTTGGCATTTTACACTCCTAATGTATCGTTGGGCTTTCGTGAGGTATGTAATTATCCATAATCTCAAAGCTAGCCGCTAGTTGATCAAAGATCATATGGGTTTGTTCAGGTCCCAGTTTTGTTAAGTAAATATCTCTTATCACAGAAACCATGGCAGCGCAAAATAAAAGTTGATCATCTGGAAACTCTGTTGTTTCCGTTAAAACAAGCTTTTGAGTCTTTTCTATATACTCTTTAATCTTTCTTAGGTTTCGTTCCATTTGCTTTACCCTTCATTTGTTCTCGCACGACAGACATATTTTCTTTTAGTGCAGCTAATTTTTCCTTGCTTTGTAAATCAGCATCCGCAGTCTGTTGTTTTATTAGATCAACTCCTATTTGAGCTTCTAATTTATCGCGATCCAAGTCTAGTCTTTCTGTATCAATTGTAAAGTCTTTTTTCAATCGTTCTTTTTCTTCTTTTTGTTTTATAAGTGTTTCCATTGCACGAAGATCAATTTCTTGTTGTTTAAGTTTAACAAGTGGATCATCAGCCATTTCTTCTGTTCTTCGTCTTTCCTCTTGAAGCATTTTTTGAACCATTTGTGCTTCAACTTCAGCAATTCTAGCTTCTTTCTTAACCATTAACTGTTGTTGTGCTTGTTGTGCTTGTTGTCCCATTTGAGGATTTTGTTGTGCTTGTTGTGTCATTTGTGTAATTTGTTGTGTTTCCTGCATCATTTCTTGTTCCACTTGTTCTGCTGCAAATAATGCAATGTGTTCTAATATATGTGATTCCATCATTGCATAAAGCTGTGGATTAATTTGAACCATTCTTGTAGCAATAAAATCAGCGTGAGTTTTCATATGCTCAGTATGATTTTGTTGTGGAAAAGCTTTTGGTTGTTCACCACGCATTGATAAAGCATTTTCCATTGCGGGACTTTTAGGTTGAGGAATATTAGGATCTGGTTTTAAAATTGCATCCACATTATCTACACCCATAGCCATGTACATTCTTCTATATGCTTCACGTATATTATGTAACATAGGATTTGATTGTGCTAATTGTAATTGTTGTTGTGCCAACATAATACGTTGAGACATGGAAAATATATTAGGATCACTAATTGGAATAACATCTACACGTTCATCAAAATCTTGAGCTTTAATTGATTTGTTTCCACCTGAAACCATGTAAGGGTATTCTGGCGGTAAATATGATTTAAGAACATTTGCTAATAACGTAAACTCTAATTTTTGTGCATAGTGCATTCTTTTATGAATTGCACTCATAACCCTTGTTCCTCTTTCCAATAAAGCTAGTGTTGTCCCAACTGGGTTTTGCTCATTTCCTTCTCCAAGTTTCATATCAGCGATTGCTGCAAATGATTTACCTGCGTCAACTGCAAATCCTAATAATTGAAATAAAGTTGTACTTGGTTCTTTATAAGGAAGAGGTAATAGTGATTCTTTAATAGAAGTTCCTGTTACATCTACATCTCTAAACTCACCTGGTTGTAAAGGTTCATCATGATCACGTATACGCATACCACGTGCCTTGAAACCTGCTGGTAAGTTAGCAAGAGTACCTGCATCAATTAACTGCCGCAAAACACTTGTTGCAGTTCTTGATAACCCACCTAGCATATGTATTAGACCAAAGCCATAAAACCCTAGTCCTGGGAGGAATTTAAAGTGTACAAAATATTGTTTTTTACTTTTAGTTTCGTCACTTTCATCCCAGTTTCGTCTAATAGACAAAACTTCTTGGGAAAATTTATCAATAGTTACAATATAAGGAAGCTTAATACCGTTAGAATCTTCAAATCCTTTTAAATCTAAATACGTGTGAACTTCTAATACTAAATGCTCTTCATCTTCTGATCCATACGTTTGTTCTGTTCCTTCTAATACATTAACTTTATCTTCTATATCTGATGTTTCAACAGTTCCGCCACTTATCTCAACATCACGATAAAAACCGCTTACTTGATTTTTTCTCAAATCATTACTACTCATTTTTATGCAATGTGTAACACGTTGTGCACTTTCTATATCAGTTGCAAAATAATCTATTATTAAATCTTCACTAGATATAAATTTAGAAACAGCACGGTTGAGTTGACCATCAAAGTAAATTTTCTTAAAAGCTGAACCTGCTAGAGGTAAATAAAAAAGCATTTGATCTAATTCAGGATCATACTCTTTCATTACAGTTGTAATCTGGTAATTCATAAATTCTTTAACACGTGTTGCTTGTTCTTCTATCTGTGGTGTTGCATCGCCTATAATTTGACAATTAACCGGTCCGCTTGCTGGAAGAAGTTCTTTGTATGCTTGTGCTTGAAATTGTGTAACGGATTCTGCTAAAAGAGGATGAACAACGCCACTTGCACCGTCAAAAGGTTGTGTGCGGTCCTCATATTTAAAACCAAGCATATCAAGTCCTTTGATATACGTATCTTCCCAATCTTTCCTTGTTTCTTTATCGCTTTCAAAAAATCCGATTAAATCACTTGCTAATCTTGCAAGCTCATCTTCTTCTACAAACTCTGCTAAGTTAACACCATGATCCGTTGGTGGTTGCATTGGAGTATCATCAGGAATAATAGCAGAGCCATCTTCCTGTAATTCAAAGTCAGGATCAAATTCTACACTATTATCTACTGGAACCTCTATTTCTGAATCTGGTTCCATATCTAACCCTAGATTAAGTGCTTCTAGCGCTTTATCAATTTGATTTTTGTTTTGATCTGCCATATTAAGTTAAAGAGGTAACGATAGGTTCAAATGCATCTCGAACCAATCCTCCCTTGTTGTATGCTGAAATGCCACTGTCCATTTTTTGTGTTGATGCTATTATACCTTTTTTATCTTTTAAAAGCAAGACAGGAATACCATCACGTGGTAGTCCTTCACCATCCACAATAATAGTTTCATCATATTTTGCACCACTTTTCTTTGCTATTTTCTTCATTTGTGGAACCATAATATTCGTATAAAATCCAGTTTTACTACTACCTTTTATTTTACCACTCGCTAATGCAACGCCGTCATAATCACCACTTTCTTTTGCTGCACGAAGTAAGTATTGCATTATAAATCTTCCGTAGTCTTTTGAATCTGCAAAAGGTCCTTCAGGCGTATTAGACGCTTCTTTATATCTGTTTTTACCGGGTTTTAATTTTTTACTTTCTTTAATAAGTTTTGCTTGTTGCGCACGAAGTGGTCCAACATTAATTCCTGCAGCTTCATCAACTTTATCTTGTATTTTTGCAAGTGCAGTTTGTATTTTAGAAAGTTCCTGAGAATCTGGGTCATAAAGGTCTTTTCGTGGAACATACCCTTTTCCTGGCGAATTTTTCTTGCCACGTGCACCTTGGTGCATATCTGACTGGATTTCTTCTACAAATAGTATCTTTCTTCCATATTCATCATTTCTATCTGAAAAACGAACCCACACAAACATATTATCTGGTGATTGTGCACCAAAATCATGTCCTTCTGTAAATACTTTTTCACCTTGTCTATAAACACCAGGTTTGTAGGAAAATAAAATTTCCTGGTAATTTTGTCCACCACTTAGTGTTTGATCGCCTGCGTGTTTTGGTTTTCCTGATGTTGTGTATTGAATACCTTTCTGGTTAAGTATATCATCAAACACAAGCGCTATTTTTTTTGCCATGAATGGCATTTTTTTTGCGGGATCAAGCCCCTTGCCAATAATTTCATCAATTCCAAATTCATTCTTAAAAGATTTATTTAGAACTTCTTTTAATTTCACCATTTGTGGTCCTGTAGGTCTACCAGTATCCATTCTCTGCATCACTTGAAATACATCGTTTATTATTCTTCTTGATTTTTGGTCCATGTAAACTGGTGGATATCTTTTTACACTATTAATAAAAGACGCACCATCCTTGACAAGTGATTTCGTATCACGCCATCCAAGTACCTTTGCTTCTATTTTAGGTGCCATTTCATCAAATTCTAATAAAAGTTCTGATTTTTTTATTTTAGCATTTGGAGTTGACATCAAGTGAAATCCTAATGATGTATCTTTTAATTCTGTATCACCCACACCTTTATTCTTTAAATACGCAAGCCATTGTTTTCCTGTCATTACATTCTGGTTTGCTTCTGCAATTTCTTCGCGTGATTTCCAAAACATAGAAGGCATACGTGCCTCATCTTGTTTTGAAACTGCTTTTACTTCTGGTGCACCGTAAGATACACCTTCTTTTGTCTTAGGTGGACGTGCTCCAAATATTTTAAACTTTGTTGGGTCTGATAATCTTAATGATGATAATTCCTGTACAGCTTTCTGCGCATCTTCTACCGTATCAAAATTTTTATCTAATACTCTTACACCAGACTCGTCTGCTATTGAATAAGGTCCTTTTGGTGCAGCTAATTTCATTTGTCCTTTGGATATAGGACCAAGTGGTTCTGCTGCTTTTAATCCTTTCGTTAAAGAACCAACTGTTTTTAACTTATTAACAATACCACCTATATTATAACCGTGCAATGATCCTCCTCTGAACTGTGATTCCCAGTCCAATGCGTCTGTTTCCTTTTGAGCTAATTTTTTATCAAATTTTAATTTAGCACTTTTGTTTGTATTAAATATATTACCAGACGGAGAAAAAGAGTCAAC